ATTGACGCTCTGCAAACTGTTATCTGCCGCCACTTTTGCTGCATCAGGCCCAAGCTTCATCAACTCTTCTTTTGTGTAGGACATGTATTTGCCATCTGAGTTTTGAATTGGGAAGCCGCCATCTCTTACTAGATAGAACCTGTCAGCCGTTCCTTCGATGTTAAGCAACCCTATGTTGCCCTTATCCAGCCCCGCATCTTCAAGCATCTGTTTGTTTGTTTTAGCAAAATCATCAATGACCAACGTGGCTATTTCTTTGATGTTTGACAGTTCTCCACCTTGCCCAAACTCAGGCAAATTAGGAACAAGCACAGAACCAATCAAAGTATGGCTTCTAGCCAGATCTTCTCCGGCTCTTTCAAGTGCTTTGTCCACGCCAACACCCATTTTTATATACTCTTTTGCAAGGTCTTTTATTTCTTGCTTCATGTATCCGGTGTTTTGCGGTGAGTCTAAATCAAACTTATACCAAGGCTGACGAGTGAGTTGTGCGTCTGTGACATCTAAAGTTCTGTCTAATTCTTTAGAAAACGCTTCTGGGTCAATGTCTCCTTGCAACCTCATCTGCTGAAGCGCACCCTCATCACCATAAACATCAGACAAAGTTTCAAAGCTTCTCCACCAAGCAAGATCTTTTGCATTGAGGTGCTTATTCAATAAGTCTTCTCTCATCTCCATGTTTCTAAACAAGGTGATGGCAAACCTATCCTCATCGTCAATATCCGTCTTGTTTGGATCAGATAATCTTCCTTTATGCTTTACAAGTGTGTCTGTGAAAACTTGTGAAGTCACACCATTTTTCTGCAAGAAGTCTAACTGTTTCTGTGGGCTATCCTTCAGAGCATCAAGGTTTTCATTTACAACAGCTTGCACATCATCTGTAGAAGCCTTGAGATCAGGTTGATTAGATGCGTTAAGCAAAGTTCCATTTTTAGCCGCATCTCTCAATACGTCACGTTTGCTTTCAGTATTGACCCTCTTGGCTAATGCTGTTCTTACTTTTGCGACCCTTGATAAAGTCTGTTGGGCTGCATCACCAAACTTGTCGGCTCTTTTAGACAACGCACCGTTTGGGCTTACCTCGCTCTGCAAAAGCTGTTCAGTTTGAGCAAGCATTGATGTCACTTCTTCCGTTGTCATATCTCCTGTCGCAAGCCCGTTCTGTGCGGCTTGTGACATCTGTTCAGCGGCTTCAAGCACACCTAATTCAATATCTCTTGTTTCTCTGCCCTCTGGGTTGCTTACCTGACTTTGGAACATGGACAATGGATCTTCTGACTCAGTTATGTCATCAACAGCATTTTGCTGTGTAAGATCTACCAAATCCTTAAACTTTGGATCAGCAACGGAACGAACAAGAGCCATTCTCTGACCGTTAGTCAAATCAGCCGTATTGATTACTTTCTGTTGACCGTCATCTGTCACACCAACAAAAGGCTTGCCATTCATTATTGCATCTTGCAAACCCTCTTGATCAGCCGCAGACACAGACAAAGCATCAATATCGCCAATAGCCTGATCATAAGACAATCCACGCATTTCGCGCTTTCTTGTTCTTATTCTGTTTTTGTATGTTTGCTGAGTGGTATCAGCCATACCTTTGCCGGGTATGGTTTCTGCTATATTATCTAACTCATCAATACTTGCGGCTGCGTCTATTTGTTTGCCAAGGTCAATGGCCTTGAAGCCTTGCTTGATTGAGTCACTGTCATATCCAGTTCTGATGCCATCAACAAGATTGTTTCTTAATTCAAGATCTATCTCTGCTTCTAACCGCCTTCTGTCAGGGTGCGTTTCTGGCACGTTAGACGCTTGACGTATCATCTCTTCTATCTTGGCCTTTGACGCATCTGTTTGTAAGGCTCTGCCTTTTCTAAACGCTTCGTTTTCACCCTTAAACTGGAACGAAAGAAAAGTTGATGACAGTGATCTTTTAATCTCGTCCTTTTGGCCTTTAGACAAATCCGTTCTAGCATCTATGTCATTAATTTTCTTGTCTACAATATTTCTTTTGAAATTTGCTTGGAAAGTCTCTGTATCAGTGCTTTTGTCATTTCTTACATAGTCATCAGCCTCTTGGCTTGTGCTAGTAAAGTATTCATCTTTTTCACGGCGAGTTTCGGCGTTTTTTTGATTTTGCAAAAAGTCATAAGTTACCTGATCAAGCTTCGCACCAAACGCAGCAGCAGCTTTGCCGGGTGCTTCAAATGCACCACTAGCCCTTGGCCCAAGACCGCCAGCTACTACTCCTACCTGTTGTTCATATTTTTTAATCTGTACCATTTGATCAACTCATATAATTATATTATCCCATAGCTTTTGCTGCTTGCTCTGCGCCTTCTAGTAAAGATTGATATGAAGCTGTTTTGTAAGCTGTTGCCCTTGCTCTGCCTTCTGCCCTTGTCAACGCGGCTTCGCTTGCCTTTGCAGCTTGCTCAATGTCTGAAGCATATGCCAAGTTCAAAGCATCCATTTGTGTATTCATGTATGAGTCTTTCAACGATTCAAGCGCACTACCAGACATTTCAATGCCTGATGCGGCTGTAGCTACGCGCTGGGTAGCAATAGTACGCTCAGATACTTTTCTAAGGTTAGCGTCTTCAGCAGTCTTCTTCCGTTGCAAGATTACAGCTTCGTTTTCAGCCACCTGTGCATTGAACTCAGCAACGCCCTGTGCGGCTTTTGCCGCTGCCTGATTACCCTTGTATCCTAAAATTGCGCCAATCATTATAACACCATTGACATCCTATAATAGTTTGAGCCATCTGGCCCATACTTGGGCATCATGCCTTCGTCTTTGAACCCTAGCCATCTAGCAAATCTAATGGCCTCTGGGTCTAATTCATTGATGCTTGCTTGTACTCTGTGCAAGTCATTGTTTGCTATTATACCTTCAAACATCGTTTTTGCATATCGTGCAACTGACGTTTGCCATCTGCCAGCGTGTTTTGACAGCATACAGAAGCCTTCTCCAACGCCTTCCCACAACACATGTATACCGCCAATAGCTACCACCGTGTCGCCCTGCATGACAGTAAAGGCATCAACAGCATCACCTGACTTAAACGCATCTTTGAAAGACTTGGGCAAATCAAAGTTCGTTTCTATCTTTGCGACATGATCCGCGTTGAATTTAACTACCTCAAGCATCGAATGTGTTTGACCTTCTCATAATAGCAAGAACCGTCATAGGCAAAGGCTGTGACTGTCTGATAACCACTCTCGCGTCATTCTCATACCCAGCCGGGAAACTTATTTCTTTATCACCATTAAACAATGGCACAGCTTTATCCATAGCCATGCTGCTATCGCGGAATGGTAATCTGTCTAGGTTAGATGTGTCTGGGCCTAACTCTGCGCCAACTGTATTGAAGAAACGTGCAGTCACGCCATGTATACGCTTGATCTTACCCTGCGCTACACCATCATCTGCGCCAGCTTCAATACGCAATGTTTCTATTGTGGATGTATAACTATATCCAATGTGAACCTTTGAAGAAGATCTTTCTAAGGTAATGCTGCCGCCTGATACAGTCTTGTCTGGATGGGTAGCACCATCCGCTAATATAGAAACAGTTTCACCTTCTAAATGATTTAGGCCAGATATAGTTGTTGTTGCTGATCCAGAATATGTAAGACCGCTATCTAAATAAAATGCGTCAGCAACGTCTGTCCCAAACTCAATAGTTTTTAAGAACTCAATGTGTCTTACTGTGCTGCCATCAATGGTTCTTTTGACAGATACATACACCTGATCCTCTGCGCCTGATGGGATTGCTGTCACGCTTTCCACAACACCACTACCGCCAATCGCATGGTCATGCCATCCAATAGCAGCGTTTGCCCGGTCATAGGTCAGACCAACTAACCGTCCATCAGTATGCACAAACCACAAGATCAACTCTGGTTCCTGTTGCCAGACCATATCTGTCAGACCGCCGCGTGGTATGTGGTCAGCCAAAATTGTCAAGTCAATACCCAACAGGCCATCTGTGTCTAAATCAAAAGTTATTTCTTTAACCTTTTCCTGACCTTTTTGTATTAAGATCGTACTGTTACCAGCCCTGACAGGACGCACCTGTGAACATCCAAAGGTGGTTTCTCGCAACACGTTTACGTTTGTTGGCGTTACTGGCGTAGATCCTGTACCACCTGACAAGGTAAACTCTGAACTTGTTGTCAAAACCTGTAGAAATCTAGCTGGCAATAAATGCCGTATGACGTTTACACGATCAGATGCAATCGTAAAGTTTACGGCTGAGTCATCCAGTGTGCCGGGGGTCATGTTTTCAAAATCAGCCGATACTGAGCCAAAGATGGTCTGTGGCTTGCCTGTAGTGCCAGCAAAGTACAATCGTTGCTCATAGAACGCAACGGCCTTGGGAAAGCCCTGATTGCCACCAAATGAGCCTAAAGACCACTTTTTTGTAGCGTTGCTTGAGCCAACTACGCTTGCTGGTAAAAAACCTTCTTCATTTTTGAAAGTTGCAGTGACATTCCGCGCGTCTGTAAACGCTGTTATTTTGACAAAACCAGAGCCACTATGCTGAAATTGCCATGTGATTGCTCCGTATGTTTCAGACCCTGACAAATGAACTGGCGGTGTGTTTCCGCTAGTATCTGTTCCAGAGTCTGTTTTCTTGTAAACATTGCTCCCATGACGAACTAAAACATTTTGTGCATAGCTAGTGCTTGCAGCCCATGCGTCATGTTCAACTTCAATTACTTCCCGGAACCTTATTAGCCTTCCAACATCTGATGCCGAAAATAAATCAGCAGAAGCTACAATGCTTACGCTTCCTGTGTTTGCTGAAGCATAAAGAGTAGTGTTGGTATCATTTTCGTCTAGGTATGGGCCATCTGTGAAATCTATATCTGTAAGTGTAAAGCTTGTTGCGGTGGTTCTTGTCAGCTTTGCTGGATCATGGTCTTTATGAGCTAAGAACAAAACGTCTGCCGACTGTGCATGATTAATCTCAAATATTTGTGTAACTGAGTATGTAGTTGTCACCTCAACTATTTTACCTACAGTTCCACCGCTTGAGTATGTAGTAAACGAACTACTGTTGATACCTGATAACTCAAAAGTGTCCGTTGTTTTGTTTGCAACTGTAAACTCAAGATTGTTTATCTCTGTCATGCCCACCACAGATTTGATAAACACTCTGTCACCATTGCTCAAACCGTGTGCGGCGGCTGTTACAACTGCTGGGTTTGCTTTGGTTATTGCTGTGATGTTGATAGTGGCTTCTGTCAGTATCCCGCCATCTTTATAAAAACGAATGTAGTTTGCGCCAAACTCCAACACATACGCTTGCTCATCACTGAACTCAAAGTTGACAAGCCTGACTTTGCCGCCGTCCTTGGAACGCCCAGCAAAGAATGTACCCGGTCTGCGAGTAGCCCCGCCTGATGGGAAGACAACCATATTGTTTAGAGTTTGTACGGCCTCATTGTATTTCTGTAGATCAATACGGCCTTCAAGTTTAGGCGAAATCTCACCAGTTCTGAAGTTGGTGATTATGGTGGAGACACGCGCCATGTTTTACAACCTAATGTTCGTGAAGTCGTCTGCCTGTGGTTGCTCTGGGAAACCTTCCATACTATCAACGCCCTTGGCTTCTTTGAGACGCGCTTCGTATATGGTAAGCATGTTCGATGCAACAGAGTTGCTACCTGTAATATTGTAGGCAATCTCAGCCGCTAGACGCGCTGATATGGCTTTGTTCAAAAGACTATCATATAGTTCAGTGTCAGTTACTCTTCCTATATATATGATGTTACAAGTATCCTCGTTTGATAACACCTTGCGGCCTTCTATCTTAAACATCACATTGCTGTCATACGCAGCCACATCGTTGTTCACGTTGCTGTTCCAGAAAGAAAGCACACGCAAACAAAATGGATCTGTAGGCAAACTAAACTGAAATGAGAAACCAAACGCTGGGGTGCTTGAGTCGGCTGGCAAGGCTTTTCTTGTGATTGCTATGTTCCAAGGATGAGAACGCAAAACAGCATCTCTGACATCATCAAAGTTGCCGTTACATAATCTGGCTTCTTTTGAGTTCTCAGTAAGCGCAGTTATGTTTGCTGCGCCTAGCAAGTCCAACGCTCTGTTGCACAAGTCAACCACTGATGCCATAGCAAACTCCTAAGTGGTGGTGGGGAGGTGTTTCGGATTGACCCCCCCTACCATAGAAGAGAAGGCGGCTTGCACCGCCCTCTCAATTTTTTAGTTTACGACATAGTGAATGACGAAAGACATATCTCCACCAGTACCACCAGCAGCCGCCATAGTAGCAGCTATGTAGTAGTATCCACCGGGATCTGAGCTATCGCCAGCCAGTTCGTACATTTGCTGTCCGCAAGTATTGATGTCTGCGGCCTCAAAGCGAACGTCTGCCATAGCACCAGCATCAGCTACCGCTGTGGCGAATACGTCCTCATCTTTGACCACTCCGGCTGTTGTATAAATGCCTACGTTGAAGGTACAAGAACCACCAAGCGTATCAGAACCTATAAACAGTGCGGCAACAGATGCGTTACTGGGGATAGGTGCAAGCATTACAACATCATCATTGTCACTGTCACCAGTTCCCAATGCGATTGTACCAGATGCAACTCGTAACACACCATGAAGGTTGTGAGACTCGTTGGCAACTTGCGGAGTAGCTTCAAAGTTTGCTACTAAATCTGAATTTTTAGTACCCATAACTTACCACTCCTTTAAGCTGATTCGTCACAGTCAATCTGGACAACTTTTTCTTCTTCCATGCGAGTGGAACCAATGCTCATGCAATAGTAGACTTGCGTTGCGTAACCTTTGTCGGAACGCTCATCTATTCTTGCCATCACATCTTTACCAATCGCCAGAGCAAGACCATCCTCTGCCCATGCAAAACATGAACGGATGTTGCCAGACTTTGACAGACGATTTGTTGTGATGAAGTTGAAGCCCATAAACTGATTGACTTCACCCTGTACCAAAGCTTTGACCGTGTTGAAATCGCTGCTGGTGACGTTTGTATCGCCAAGCAATGCTTCAATCTGATCTGGGCCTACAGCAATGTAGCGTGGGATTGACGGATCAACTGACGCAAGATCTAAGGTCTTCTTGGCCTCTCTTAGTTTTGCAACAGTCAAATCTGCACTACCATTAGCAATTTGCTGACCAGCAGGAAGCGCAGTTGATGTGCTACCTGTTTCACCAGTAAATGCTGTACCCAAAGCTGCTGAGATGATCTCATCATCCATCGCACGACCCAATGCAAAAGCAGCAGCTTGTGCATAGGCAGAGGTTGGATCAATGAGCATACGAACCTTGTCTTGCTCGTCAATCAAATCAGCGTATTCGTAGTCAACAAGTGACACCCGGCGTCTTGCATGGGGTGTGTCGATCTGTGGAGTGTCGGCGTGGCGCGTTGTACGCTTTTGCGCTGTAGCCTTGCCCACTTGATCAAAGAAGGCGTTTTTGCCCTGCATACTCTCAACACGCACAGCATCACGCAGAAGTGAACCTTTCTGCTGTGATAGCATCTGCACGTTTGCAGAATACTGCTGGACAAATGCCGTGGTTACTTCAACAGACATATCTATGTCTCCTTTTACCTTTATGACATTTGATTTTCAGCGTGCTACCCGATAGCCCGGACACCCCTAGAATTTTTGGCCTTCTTGTGGCCTTCGTCTT